TTCTCTCAATATATACCACCACAACCCCCCGTAACACAAGCCCATATATCCAATTACGATGACCACGACGCGCGAAGCGCGTCACTTCGTGTGGTCACTACGTATCGTAATTGGATATATGGGCTTGTGTTACGGGGGGTTGTGGTGGTATATATTGAGAGAATTTTTTCTAGTCTTGGCGGTTCAAACCAGATGATGACGTCACAATGGCCTACGTGACTTGGTGTACGTGACTTAAATTATTATTATTTTAGGTGGTGGTAGTAGTAAAAGATATAGATAATGATATGAGATATTTATTGTTTTAAAAGTTTCTTAGAGCGAGTTACAGGTTTTTCAATTAAAGGTAACAATGCTGACTTATGTCTAAGTTTACGTTGACCCCTAACGAACTCTTCGTCATTTCCAGTATTAGTTTCTTCAGTAGTAGTTCCAGCTCTGTTTGGATTATAGGTTAGTGCAAATAGAGGTCTGTGTGAAGGAACAGTAGTTAATCCACCTGATCTTTCCATTGGAGGTGCATGTATGTCTTCATAACGGAATTGGGTGTATTGAGACGTGAACCATTGTGGTGGTATAGTTTCCGTACGTGCAACCCAGTCCCGAGTAGCTTGCAGTCCAGATAGACGAATGCGTGTTTTGACCATAATGTCCCATTTAGCAGTTAACAGGGAATTGTCTTCGTTACGGATATTAACAAATCCAATCATAAATTTAGGCATAGCCTGTGGTGCCGTTTTCTGTTCTCCAAAGTAATTATACCCCATGTAATCCACTTTAGCTTGGAATACTTTTGTTATCGTAATGTTATTTTTAGTAGCAGTTAAAGCTTTGGGTATGGGTCTTATTTGTGCATTATTACGTTCTGTAATGTCATTTGCTGTCATAAAGTATCCATTTTCCAGTCCAGGGATAGGTGTCATAAAAGGATATCCGGCTGTTTCTGGAGATGATGTACCAGAAGCTCCTAGTAATGTACTCTCCGCGTAAATTATTCCGTTTTTAGGTTTGAATCTCTTTTCCCAACATTTGCCATAAGCTGTGGTACCATTTTTAATATCCACATAATCATATACTCCTACATCTTTTGGCACGTTAGTTTGGCCATATGGAATAGGATATACAACGATAACTGGGTTATTTATGTCACGGCTGGTAGTCGATGCACTAATATTTGGAAAGTTTTCTGACCATTCAGTAGTAACAGGTTGTGAAGGTCTGTTAAAGTTTTTCCATTCAGAACCCAATGCCTTGTTAATTATGTCTTGTACGTTTGTTGAATCGTATTGCGTTTGGTAGGCTTTGTCAAAATGAAAGCATCCTATAGGATATTGAGCATTGGCATTAGCTACACTGCTGGTTGTAGCAGAAGTTACAAATGGTAAACGTACACCCAAACTGTAAACTTCACAAACCACTTCTTCTACTTTTACAGCTGTATAATCTCGAAATAAGCGCACTAGTTCTCCTTCGCTGATATACATTAGTAGTCTTTCCCAAGGTATGCCATGTATATGCTTAAACCTTTGTTCAGCTACATAATGGTTTGTCTGAACTAGAGCGTGACGGAAATCTGGTAGTCCATTAGTTAGTGTGAAATGGTATGACTTTCCATAAACTAGTTCATGGTGTTGGTTCGGTTGAGGGGCTCCTGCGTATATGTCTTGCCTTCCATCGTTCGCTGCACCACCTGCTCCCATGCCTCCAGCTGTTTGGCCTCCACTACGCGGATCAACTTGCGCTCCTCCTCCAACGTCTGTGGCTCCTGCCGTATCCATGGGAACTTCATCTTGAGACATTGGTGGTAATTCTTGTGCAGACTCTATAGGCTGTGTTCCACTAGGTCCTGCTTCTGCTACAAAGTCTTGTAAAAAGTCTGGAAAGTCTGCTAGATTTACTTCTGCGTCTGGGTTAATATTCTCACCAGCAACGTGTCCAAAATTTCTAATATCCGGTTGGTTCTCTTCGTTTTCTCGTCTAGCTGTTCTCGCTCTATTGATACGTTTAATCTTTGCCCAATCTTTTTCAGTAGATTTTCTTTTACCCATGCCGTACACGGACTTACCTAATACATGTTCTTCTATTAGGTTTTTACCACCAAGTCCTAAGCCTCCAATTAAACTATGCACGTTTCCACTGTGCACAAATGAAGAGAAAAACTCGTCGCGAGCCTGCTTATCAGCTTTGAAAATGTCGTTATCAGAGCTTGCTTTATTGTAGTCCAGGTCATGTGATCTGGCGATAGCGTCGTCCTCGTCTACTGGTTGTTGATTAAAGTTATCACTACCCGGACCAAGATAATTATGATAAGGAAAATGAATACGAGGCATATGGAATAATACTGAGTTTATTTAATACCATCACCTATATTTATACATTTTGATTAGATTACAAATCGATTACATATTTATCAACTAGATAACACCAAACAAAAGGATGTAAACGCTTATTATATTGTTTAAGTTTAGGACAAGGGTACCAATAATATTTAATTATACGATCATCCCACACTTCTTTAGTGAACTTGTCATAATTTGCCGTAATTATAACAGGTGTCTTCTGAACGTTGGCTTCCTTTTGGAACTTGACTGTAGCTTTAAGTGCTGTGCCCGCAAATAGCTTCTTTAGTGTTTCTGTGGCATCTGGTTCGAAGTTTGGTTCATCCCAGTAATTCACTCTCCTATTTACAGCTTCCATTAAAGGAAAGTTGTTATACCGATTAAAGTTTTGTATGACTCCTGTATTCCAGTAAAAGGCAAGTACTGTTTCTATAAAAAAGTTCTTACCAGCACTAGGAGGACTAACTATTTGGAATGTATTTGTTTTCTGGTGTTTCTTTTCCAGTATTTCATAAAGGTCTGTAATAAACTTACGTTTTGCATCTTCCAGGCTGTCAAAATACTCCAACTGATCATTATGCATTTGGAAGTCTAGTAATTCCTCTACAATATCCTGGGGTTCATCCAATGTGTAGTAAGTATTTAGTAAATCTTTACTACTTATAGCGCCCCATATAGGCATAGTGTGTTCATTTTGGTATAGCATTTTTAGTTCATCATAGGTCATATTCATTGTTATTTTCATAAGTATTTGGAATGTTCTTTGTATTTGTTTGTCACTTGCTATGTACGTACCCCATTCACTTTCTAGCCAATCCTTTGTGTCTAGTATGTGTTCCAGGGGCCATGTTGGCCTGAGTTTGAATTGTTCCACGAACTTTTCGACTGGGTTTCCGTTTCTGGATGATTTTCCATGCGGGACATCTGTGCATCTATTATCTCTTTTAGTTGGTAAGCTGGGCGGCTGTCGTCCGGAAGGTCCACTTTCATCCTGATCGTTGCTCTCTTCCAATTGTTGCGACTGTCGCTCGGGTTGTATTGATTCTTTGGAAATAGATTCAGTTCTATAAACATATTCGAATTCGGGTCCGTCGGCCACTTTGATGTACACAGGCCATCTGGGCCATTTTGTGTTATAGAACATGATGTTGCGTATGTGTTCAGTGTCAACCGGGTCGATAGGGATTGCCTTATTCTTCCTTGGATTGACGTCAAAGCTCCTCCCAAGGCATCTGCATTCATTGTTGTACCATTGGCATGCGTGAAGTATGTGGAAATGGCCTTCGGTTGGTTCGTCAAAATCTTCTTCTTGGTAAATTTCCCTTTGTGTGTCGTGGTAGATTTTCGTTTCTGGGTAGTACTTGTATATCTTGAATTTGATTCTTGGGTCAGGGGAATCTCTTCCTCGCTCTCCTCTTCCGATTGGCTCGATTGCTGGCTTTCCGCTGTATCGGAATCCAGTTGATATGACTCCAAAGTCGTAGTCTGGGGGGTATCCTCTACAGATGTCTTCTGGGTAGTCTTCCGTTCCTTTGTCTGTTTCATGGAACCATATAGCGTACGAACCTCTTTTATCAAGGACTTTCCTGATGCCAAAAACCATTTCACGAAAGTTTTGGTTTCTTCGGAGCTCAATGGAGTCGTGTAGAATTCTTCTTGCATTAACTGTATTATCCTCAGAAGCTCTACATAACTGATCTGCGAGGATTCCCATTCTTCGTTCCACCGCTCGAAAGAATTGGTGGAGGCTTCTTTCTCGTTCGATAGGAGTTTCAAAGGCGTCTTTATGACAGAGTTCCATTTGCTGATAACTGACAGGGAATGGCCTTTCAAGCCCGTAGTTTCCTTGGCTTTGTTTTGCAAGGTGAGCGTTAAGTAGTACTTCATCGTGGCTAGGCTGGATTGAACTAATTTGGGTTCTTCCACTGTTTCGTACAAGGTTTCCAACGAGTCGTTTTTGCAATCTTTTTGAATAAAAGCTGAGAATTCCTCGGTTAAGTATTCTATCATTTCTTCTTCGGTTGAGTGTTCTTTCAGCATGTCTTCCCAATCTTGTGTTACCGAGTTGATTACGACTTCTAATTTCTTCAAGTGCTCCTGTCGCTGCTTCACTTGGAATTTCATCTGAAGGCTCTTCAAAAGACTCCATAGCAGACAAGAGTTCACCAGTAGTATTAGCATTATCAAACAGGTGAGTATATTCGTCTTCACTATCGTACCTGAAGCAACGTAGCTGCAATGTATGATCCAAATCCGGGTAAGTATGGTCCTCGTATGAGTGCTCGTAACTGCCAGACTGAATTGACATGTTTAGTGTACCGCCTCTTATACCCTATTTATATCTATCTTTATCTGTTTATCATATCTCTATTATTATATTATCACCACCACCTCATTACATTATCTCACGTACTCCAGTTTGTTTACCTTTAAGTCATGTACACCAAGTCACATAGGCCATTGTGACGTCATCATCTGGTTTGAACCGCCAAGACTAGAAAAAATTCTCTCAATATATACCACCACAACCCCCCGTAACACAAGCCCATATATCCAATTACGATACGTAGTGACCACACGAAGTGACGCGCTTCGCGCGTCGTGGTCATCGTAATTGGATATATGGGCTTGTGTTACGGGGGGTTGTGGTGGTATATATTGAGAGAA